TGACCCTACTGGCCATCGACAAGGACGGCGAGTGGGCAATCGGTTGGACCGGAGACACACTTCGCGGCTCGCTGGGAGGCATGCTCTGGGGCCCGTGGTATACGCGGGAGTTGGCTGAGCACGCCCTGCGGCTCTGCCTCGCGGATATGTCACAGGATGCTCGTCGACCAGCGCTGATTCGGCGCAGTGGCATAACTTACGGCGCGCGCTGGCTCGAGGCCTGAGATACGAGACGCCGGGGTGCTTACGCCACCGCCCCCAGGCACAGTGAACAGCCGACTACGGAGGACGAAATGACCCTGGTCCTGGAGTTGCTGCACAAGTCGAACGGCTGGGAGGTGTGGCCGGCGATCGAATCATGGGAGGGCCGCAAAGAGTGGGACCGAGATACCTCGCGCCGAGCTATCGGCCACGACCCGGCGGACGCGGAGCCCAACGAGCTCGCCGCAAGAGCCATGGCCGCCGCTGTCGCGCGTCTGGCTCGGACTCGGTATCACTGGAGCCATGTCGAGGTTCGAGTATGCCGACCTGCCCCTGGTACGTGAGCGCGCACGCGGTGCGCCGGTACATCGAGCTCACCCGCTCGAGCCTCTCCTTCGACGACGCGAGCGACGCGCTCATCGAGTTGTGCGCCCGCACGTGGGCGCACCACCAGACCACCGGGAAGCAGCCGACGATCAGCAGGACGGGCGCGTACGTCTACCGCACGCCTCGCCCGGAGAGGCTCAAGTTGGTGGTCTCGACGACACCGCGACCCGAGGGCCCAAAGGATCAGGTCGTCGACGTGGGCCCAGCATTCGAAGGGCAAGGAGGACAACACCAATGAACAACGCCGACCCCAGGAAGCGATGCATCTTCCCCGGCTGTGGCCGCCAGGTGCGCTATGCGGGGCTCTGCTCCGGGCACGTGTCGCAAAGGGACCACGACCCAAAGCGGCCGCTGCGCCCTCTGCTGGGTCCTCATGGTCTGATCGGCGAGGGACCCAAGACGCTGCTCGGCGTGCGGGTCTCGGACAAGTGCCTGGCCGAGCTGGACCTGGACGAGACGTCGAAGAGCCGCACGGCCACCGCAGCGCTCGTGCTCGAGGACTGGGCGGTCGAGCAGCGGCGCAAGCGGGAGGCGGGGCGATGACCAGCGAGGCCTGCATCGGCCCCCAGTGCAGTCGCCCGGCGCGCGTGCGTGGGTACTGCCTGGCGCACTACCGGCAGCTACTTCGCAGGCGCAAAGGCAAGCGCGCCCCGAAGCTTGTCCCGCTGCGAGCCCCGAGGTGGGGGGATGCGCGGCTCGTGCAGCTCTCGGTGCGGGTCACCCGGGCCTGCGTGGCCGAGCTCGACGACGTGCAGCCGGAGCGCAGCGGCACCGCGAGGCTCGTGCTCGAGGCATGGGCGATGCGGCGGAGAATGGATCGCGATGCGGAGCTGCTCGCCGACCCAGACCCAGGGCCGCTGCTCCGCCGATCGCGCCGGTAGAAACGGCGAAGAGCCCAACCCTCGGCGTGAGGATTGGGCTCTTCGCTTGGGCGCTGGCGCTGGTTACGGTCTGATCGTCACCTGGCCCGACGAGACGAGCCGCTGCCCCGAGCTCGTGTCGACCGTGCAGTCGATCTGGTAGAGCGAGCCTGCGACCCCTCCACCGACGAGCTGGGCCACCGTTGCGCCGGCGATGGTCGCGGTGCCTTGAAAGGTCGGGGCACCGGAGCCGCTTACGATGGTCGCCACGAGCGCCGCGGCGGTCAGCGTCTCCGATTCGCCGAGCAGGGCTCCGAAGTCGAACGCCACGATCTGGACTTCCGCGACTCGCTTTGATCTGAAGTACGTGATCATCTACCACCCAATCCTGATCTGTCCGAGCTCGCTCGGAGCGCGCATGCCACGCTCGGCAAGACGGCTCTCCAGGTGCTCGATTGCCCTGGCGACTATCACCGGGGCATCGCGAGCAAGCGCGTTCACGTTCTCGGGATTGATCGTCAGATGATCGACACGCACGAAGTTGACCTGCTCGCCATGCGCGGAAAGACGTCTCGCGCAGAGCAAGAACCTCGCAGCGAGCAGATAGCCTATTTGGCGCCCAGACCGCGGGGCCAGAACCCTATATTGGCGATTCATCTGGCTCTCCTTCCTTCTCGCGATCACCCCGCTCCAGCGATGGAGTCCTGCCGTATTTCGTCAGAGCGCAGAGCGCGTGCACGACCGCGCGCAGGCAGTGGCCCTCGAAGTCTCCGGCCGAGATGATGGGGGGACCCATGCCGCGCATCGTCCGCTCTGCCTCGAGCTCGGCCAGCCTCACCCAATGCGCGAGCGACTGGCGCATACGCGCGGGCATGGGAGGAGGTTGGAGATCTGAGATCATTCAGCTATTCCCAAGGAGTTCGCCGATCGCCAGGAACTCGTAGTCGATGTCGAAGAGCCATTCTTCGGTGTCGAAGGGCCACCAATGGCTCGCCGACCACCAATGCCCCGAGGCGCAGAAGTACACGAACACGCGCGGGCAATCGGCACCGACGAGGCGGCCAAGCTCGCCCAGGGTCCAGCCTTCGGGCTCGCCACAGCGAGGGCAGATCTCGGCGTTCACCGGCGACGGCGACGACCTAGAACTGATGCAAGGCGCGCCATGCTCGCGCGCGGTCCAGCGGGGTGACGGGCTCGGCGACGGGGACGGGCGGGGCCTCGGACAGCAATCCCTGCGCGGTGCTGGCCTTCGGCGAGCTCCACGAGATGTAGGTGTCCACCGCGCACTTTGCGACCGGGCCGAACTTGAGCAGGATCGCATCGAGCAGCCCGAGGTAGTTTCCGGATTCGACGGCCGATGAGACCTCGAGGAATGCGTCCACGGCCTGGAGACCGCAGGCCTTGATCTCCATGGGGACCACCACGACGGCCTTCGAGAACAGAGCGCACGCCGAGAGCCCGCCGATGAGCGGCAGCGTCAGCAGGCCCACGACGAGCAGCTTCGAGGCGGTGGGCGAAACGGGAAGGGTGACGGGGTTATCTGCCATCGGAGATCTCCTCAATCAATGCAGTGGGTGGTACGTGGGGGGCATCTAAGGGTTCGGCGCGCTCGCTACCGGTGCCGCCGGCGCTGGGGATGCCACCTTCACATCGCGCACGGCCGACTCGATGCGGCTCGCGAGGAATTGCTCGGTCGTGGCCATGTCCTTCAGCCCCATGATTTCCATCAGCGCATCGAGCCCCGGCTGGCCGAGGTAACTCTTCACCTTCGAGAGCGCCGCGTCGCGCGCTGCGCCGGCAATCACCGAGGGCAGCTTGCCGTCGGCCGCCCCCTGCTTCGCCGCGTCGACCGTCACCTGGGCGATGGCTTTGACCACCGTGAAGATGACGGTGTCCGTGCGAATCAGCAGGGTCTTCAAGGTGTCGGACGCGACCTTCGCGTCGATGAAGTCCGCGAGCTTCTTTCCCGCCCAGGCGAGGAGGCCGAGCAGAATTGGAGCGAGCGCTGCAATGATGCCGGGCAGGATGTCTTTCATGGTGCCTTTCAGTGCAGTGGGGGTACGTGCAGCACGTCCAGCGCCTTCTGGTAGTAGGCGTCGCGCTGCGCTTTGCCGTTCAGCCCGCCATTGATGCGACGGGTGATGCGGTCGAATTCGTTCGCGTCGGCCAGCGCGTTGAGCCCGCGCGTGCGCCAGTACCAGGCCGCCACGCGGAACCCGACCTCGCGCTCGGCGGCGAGGTCCGGCGTCGACTCCAGGTTCACGCCCAGGGCGTCGCCGGCGGCCCTGTAGTTCGCTCGGCCCGTGAGCTGGATCGGCCCGCGGCCCTTGTACTTGGGACCGTCGCCGGGGAAGACATTCCCAAGGTCCCTGCGCCCCTCGTAAGCCGCGCCGCTCGCGCCCTCGACCCAGGCGCGCAGCTCGCACGACTCGTGCGCCAGTTGCGCGAGGAAGGCGGCCACGCGCCTGGGGGTCGCGATCGAGGCCTCGATCAGGGCCTCGTTGAGGAACGGCAGGTAGAGCGCCGCCTTCTCGAGCGACAGGGTGGGCATGATCTCGCACAAGTGAGCGAGGCTCAGCATGGCGCGCTCAGCATGGTGGCTCCTTCTCCTCGGGCGGCGGGCGAGGGCGGTGCCTGTGCAAGATGCAGAATTGATTTCGCCGCACGAATGCGGTCGCGAGCCGAGCGCCGCCGTCGATCATGTCGCCCTCGTAGTCTCCGGCCGAGATCATGGGGAGCTTGCGCCGCATCAAGAGCTCGGCCTGCACCTCCACCGCCTTGAGGTATGCCTTCAGCGTCCGGCGCATCGCGGGTGACAGGCCCTTCATTCGCCCTTCATGTAGAGGATCATCGCTTCCCCTTCTGCTGTACGGCTTCGGCGTAGTCCTTCATCGCCTTGGTATTTTCCTTGATTGCGTCCTTCATGGCGTCGAGCGATGCCTTCATCATCTCGCTCGTCTTGTCGCTCGTCTTTTCCGAGGAGGTGATCATCCGTTCGGTCAGCCTCTCGTAGGCCGCCCGCTGCTCCTTGGATTGCTCGGCCGCGTTCTTGGCCTGCCAGACGATCAACGTCCCGAATCCGCCGAGGGCCACGCAAAGAGCGATGACCGCTCGAAGGCCGGCGTCCGCTCGCGAGTAATCCCGGGCGCGCTTGCCGGGCTTCTCGAGCATCGGCCCCAGGAACCGCTCGGCGAGCCGACCCGCGACGCCGAGCTTCGGGGAGTGCGCCGGCTCAGGCTCAGGCTCTGGCGGCTTGACCTCATCGGCCACGGCGGGCCTCCGCCTCTCTCGCCCACGCTTTCATCGCCTCGTTCCACTCCTGCTGGGCCACGTAGTCAGGCGCGGACAAACACTCCCAGAACATCTCGGGGCACCCCTTCGGTCGTCGCGTCACCACCTCCGGTTGGACCGGCGCAGGGCGGAGCCGTGGGACTGGCGGCGGTGACTGCTGGTGATGGCGCGCTGCCGACGGGGTCTCGCATTCGGCCGGCGCCGCGGGCTCTGGGACTGGGCACGTCGGCGGCGGACACGTGTTGGGCGCTTGGTGCGCGCAGGCCGAGCAGAGCAACACGGCGAGCAGCGAGACGCGCGCGGACATTGCGACGTCTATCCGAGCGCTAGCCACGGCATCACGGCAGGCGGGATCCATGGGGTGCCGGTCGGGGAAACGGCGGGGGTCGATTCGGTATTCGATTCGTCGGGCATGTGAGGTCTCCTAGTTTGGCACATCGACTGGCGTCCTGGCAGACTCGACCCAGTGAAGCTCGTCGAGCATTTCAAAAGTGATCGTCCTGTTGTATCCGTTAGCAGGATGAGTCCATGCGGACATCTTGTATACCGAATCCCACGTCACGGCCCCCAAGGCGCCGCCCGTTGCGTTTGAAATCGTCACCGAAAAACGACGCACCCCAGGCATTCTAATCGGGGCACTCACGGCAAAAGTGTGCGAGTCACCAGGAGCAATCCATATCATACTAGCGCGCGTCAGATCAGGTATCGCCAGGTATCCGTACGCGATCACTTCAGCCCACGGCGCGGAGTATGGGCCTTCCGCGATACGCAGACCCATACGAGTAAAGGCGATATTGGTAAGCCTTGACAATTGGGCATCTACCAGGAGCGGATCCTGCGAAGAAATGTTAAGCGACGATAGCAGCACTTCGTATATCGTCCCCGCGAATCCCGAGATATCGTCCCAGTGACAGCCGACCTTAAGCACTGAATCTGTCGGCAGAACCAAGGAGCCTACAGCAGACACCATAGGTCCGCCGTTTACCTTTACCGCATTCTGCACAGTCCACGCCCCCCACGACCCCATGCAGGCGAAAGCTACTACGTTTGGCTCTCCGATCGTCAGAGGCTCGGAGAACGCGGCGCCGGGGGCGTACCACCGCACCTGCCTGGCTTCGTTGGCAACGAGTTCCCAGCCAGAAGTTGGCGACATATTCGACAAAAACATCGACACGAACGGATGCGCGTCGGCAGCAACAGGCGTCGCTATTACCACCCCTAGAAAATCCACTACATCGGACACATCAACACCAGTGCCTAGCTCGATGTGATTGGCGCCAGAGAATAGCCGTGCCCCGGCCGGCATACGCCCTTGAGGAGGAGAATAGGTGGGCCCTGCCCCGACCGTTTTCCATTTGTTTCCAGCCAAATCAATTAGCGCCCCGTTGCGCCAAATCAAATGAATCAACGTGGAGGCGTCGTCGGGAAGCAGCGGTTCCCCCATTGCGTACGAATCCCCAGGAGTAGCCTTGCCTGGCCCGTATCCGACCGGAGATGGTCTATTGCTGAATACCGTGCTCATCAAATCCCCTTCCCGCTGACGATCACGGTCAGCGCGCCGGTGCCCGAGGTGCGCGTGTAGATCACGCGAAGCATCCAGGTCATTGGACACCACCCTTAGAGCTGACGCTCACCGTCAGCGCGCCAGCTCCGGACGTCCTGCTGTAGATGACCTGCAGGTACGGGGCGGACGTGATCAGGTCCAGCATCACACTCCCAGGCGTGCCTGCGATCGCTGGGGCGCCGGTCGTGTCGAGATTCGCCCAGTTCACTTGGTCGTTGCTGACCTGCACCGCGTAGGAACCTACCGCGTTTGATGTCCAGGTCAGCTGGACCGACATGTTCTTGGCTGCCGGGATCGCCAACGTGGCGCTCACGAGAGAGGACTGCGACATGTCGCCGGCTGACATGATGGTGACCGGCAGCTCTTTCAGTGTGATTAGCATGTAGGCTCTCCAGTTAGACGGTCAGCGTGCGGTGTCGCCGTCACCTGAGGTGTATCGGACCATTCGGCGGCGGTTGACCCACCGCGGGGCCCAGGCGGACGCGGTGTTGGGACCTGGCATGGGGTTGGCAATGAGGGTGGCTCGATGTTTCGAGGAGACCGACGATGCTGACCGCAATGCTGTGCGTTACGCTCCTGAGGCTGTCGATGGGCCAGACGGCGACGTACACCCAGGCTGAGCGCATTGAATGCCCGATCATCGACGTGTACGAGACGCGGCGAGATCGACCCCAGGCCCTCGAACGCGAACTCTATCTGGCGGCCGGCCAGTCCTTCGACGTGAGCCAGTACGAACTCTCCCGAGCCATCCAACACTGTCTCACCGAGTCGCACACGAGGCGTGCCGAGGCTGCCGCGCGGGAGCAGGCCAAAGCGCAGTTAGAGGCGAGCAGGGCCGAGGAGACCCGCGCCCTCGACGAGCAGATCGCCGAGGCCAAGGCACGGCGGGAGAAGCTTCGCAACGACCCGGCATGGCTTCAGATCTCCATCTCGAGCACACGGTGCGCGGCGAGGGCTGACCGCGCGGACGCCACGACGGAGATCGCGACCGAAGAAAAGTACTCGCGCATGGGCGGCGTGCGCGATCTGAGCTCCCTCAACCAGCAGCAACAACTGATTCGGCAGGCCGACGAGCAGATCGCCGAGGCCAATTCTGGCCTGGCGCAGATTCGCCGGCCACCGGTCCCATGTTCGAACTCGCTCATCAAGAAGATCCTGGCCTGCGACAAGGAACCAGTCGGCGGGGAATCCGCTGAGTGCATGGTCGACGAGATTCGGGACTACCTGGGAAGGAGCTCCCTTCCAGTGCGACTACAGTAGGTAGGAAACCATCGCTGCGTTGTCGATCTGCCCGGCCGCGCCCCCGGCTCCGGTAAACTCCGCCTGGAAGTCGTAGGTAAAGGTCTCGTTTGCGGGTGCCACATCGACAAACGGCGGGGGGAGGGCGACGCGCACGTAATTGGTTGCGTCCTGGTTCTGCCACTGCCACGACGCGATCACGGTTCCAGCCCGGCGCAGCTGTATGACAACCCCACTCTGGGGGCTGATGGTGATGCACGCAGTACCGCCGAGCTGGTGGGGCTGCATGGCCAGCACCACGGAACGCCCCTGTGTGGCGATCGACTGACTCTGATTTGGGATGGTCGCGAAGCTCCCGGTCAGAGTGTAAGCCCCGCTCCCGCTAGAATTCTTGAGGGCCGCGACGTAGTGCGCCTCGACGAAGGCCTTCGTCGCCGCGTCCTGCGCGTTCGTCGGGTCAGTGATCCCGGTGATCGGATTCGCGCCCATGGCCAGCGGCTTGTTCACGCCTATCTGGCTCGGCCCCACGTTCAGCGAAGCGCCGCCGCTCGAGGCCAGGTTCACGCTGCCACCGGACGCGGCCAGGGCCGCCACGCCGCCCACTGTATTGGTGATCAGGAGGTCGCCGGACCCGATCTTGGTGATCGTCTGCGGGCCAGACCGGGACAGGAGAAGCGCGCTCGCGGCGAGGAATGCCTGCTCGACCGTGAAGCCGTTCTCCACCGCGAACAGAGCCGCGTTCGCCTGCAGCCAAGCGACAAAGTCGGCGAGCTTCTCCGTGGGCACGTTCGCGCTGTTCGCGGAGAGCGCGTCCGCATCGACCGGGCATGCAATGACCGGCACTTGGCGCGCGGTGATTGCCGCGGGGTTGCCGGTGTAGTTCGATGGCATTCTGTCTTTCTCCAGTCCCTACCAGAGCACCGAGGCCCCGCCGTTGTTCCACGTCCCGCCGGCGCCCCACGTTCGACGCGGCCAACCCCAGAGTTGCCCCGCCGCCGTCTGCACCGCGATCCCGCTCGTTGCGAACCCTGGCGCCCAGTCGCGCAGGGCGCGGCGAATGCTTGCGACCTCGGCCGAGCCCGAATCAGGCACCGAGCCCCACGGCAGCGGCCAGGTGAAGAGCACCTGGAACTTCGACCAGAACGCGAGCGTTGCGTCGATCGACCAGCTCCCGAGCTGCGCGATCACAGGCTCGCCGGAGCCGTCGAGCGACGTGTCCGCGCCGTTCACCGCCATCAGGTGCATGCCCCGATAGCCGAAGTCGAACAGGGCCCGCAGAACGCCATGCGCGGTTCCCCCGAGCGTCCACAGGTTCCATGCGTCGAGCACCCTGGCGGCGTATTCGGCGTCGGTGTCGTCGGGCGCCCTCGCGATCGAGCGCTCGGTGCCGAGCAGCACGAGCGCGTCCCACGGCGCGAGCTCGACGAGGCGGGCCTGCACCGCGGCCAGGAGGTCTTCGGCGAACTCGTCCTTGATCTCCGCCGTGCCGTCGCTCCAGGCCTCGCCCTGAGGCTGCAGGAGCCACGGCGGGCGCGTGGCGCGCTGGTAGCGGCGGTAGGTGCCGGCCGGCTGGACCTCGATGGACGTCGAGATGGGGGGCGGCGCGAAGGGGGCGGTGATGAGAACGATGTCGCCGCCGGGCTTGGTATTTACGTCTCTCGTCTTCAGGCCAACCAAGTGCCCGATCGGCACCCTTTGGACCGCGCCCGGGACTATGTCGCGTGAGAACGCCATGGCTCAATACACGTGCGCCGCAGAGGGGCACCAGAACCAGACAGATCCATCCAGCTGGATCTCTGCCGGACCCGCGTTCGGCAAGGTGAGACGGCCCGCCAGTGCAGGGCCGAAAAAGATATCGTCCACGCGGCCTCGAAATGACGTAAAAGAGGCGCCGTCTTTCGTGACCAGATAGAAAGGCATCCTCGGAAGGCTGTGATCCGCCTCATCGCCTGGTGACCCCATGCCGGTCGCGTCCAGCAGCCCAGAGGCAATGTTAGGAATGGTGGTCGTTGAAACGCTTCCGGTTGGCCGCAACGCACGCGGGGATCCGACGGACAGACAGAACGGGGAGGCTTGATTGGAATGCTGGCCATTGTCGGAATTAGCCCACAGCATCCATGGATATCCGTCGCCCGGGACAATGTCACTCACCGCCACAGGTAGCACCGCCAGGCCAAGCTGTGCCGAGTTCATTCCGGCAGTGCCGGTCGCCAGCATGAACGTGCCGTCGGTCGCCAGCATGCCGCGCCCCGTTTGCTGCACGGCTCCCGTCACGCCTGTCAGAACCACGGCAGTCGTAGCGTTTGTCATCGTAGGATCCGCGGTTGCGGTGCCGTTGCCGTTCGGCGTTCGGCCAAGCACGAATTTCCAAGTAGGGGCCCCGCTGGACCCTGCCGTCGAGCACACCAGATACAGCGGATAACCAAGGCCACCAAACGACGCTGGTGATCGCAGCACAAACCAACTATGCGCGCTGCCTGGGTCCCCGAACACGATGTCTGTGTAGGCCAGGATTTTGTTGTCGTTGGATCCCCAGTTGCTCGCCGTCACGCCGTCGGACGAGCAATCCACGGTCCACAGTCCCGCAGGCGAGCCGATCGCGGCGCCGCTTCTGTCCTGAAAACCGAGCGCCCCCGTCAAGAACTGCAGAATGAAGAAGCCGACGTCCTGAGACGCGGCCAGAATTGTGGTGAAATGAGCTTGCGCCTGGTTGACCAGCATCTGCCAGGTTTTGATCGGAGTGTAAGTGAAGGCCATCAGGGCACCGCCACGTAGGTCAGCGAGTAGGTCGGCTGCGGCACCTCGGTTGCGCCCAGGGTGACGTTCGCCGCGGGCGAAGTGACCAGCGCGTCGATGACGCCGTCCGGCGAGGTGATGAGCCCGACGATCTTCTCGGCTGAAATCACGTTTGGAGCGAGCGGCGTCGAGTACCCGCCGATCGGCGCGTTGTTGAAGTAGCCCGTCAGCGCCGCCTCGATCGCCGCCTTCGCGGCCGCCATCTTTGCCGTGCTCACGTACACGGTCCCCACGACCGAGATCGCGTGCGCGGTCGCCGATGCGACGAAGAGCCCCGCGCACGCCGGCATGCGCGGCCTGATGTACGCGTCCACCGAGGCGACGATCGCGCCCGAGAGCTCGGCCCCGGCCGCTCCCGCGATGTACACGTCCACCTGGCCTGGCACGGCCACGTCCTGGATCACCGCCACCTGCTGGACCGCCGGCTCAGCGGTGCGAGCCCAGAGGCGATAGGTCGCAACCGTGGCCCCGATGCCGAGCGCCGACCAGCGAGCCCGGCAGCGCTGGCGCAGGAGGTCGTCGCTCTCCTCGTCGGTCCCGGGCACCGCACCCGAGCGCGTGAGCCAGTCGACCTGGTTCGTCACCGAGACGCCGGGCAAGGGCGTCACCATCGCGACGATGGTCCCCTGCGCCACGTTGTAGCCGGCCCCCAGCTGCTCGGCCTGCACGGGGAGGTCGAGCGTCCCGGAGGCCGCGAGTGTGCCGTCGAGCGTGTTCGTGAAGCGGTGCCCGACCGCGTCCGAGAGCCAGAGTTGCCCGACCGCAATGCTCTGCGGGCTCGTGCTGGAGTTGGTCAGCCGCACGAAGCCCAGCGTCGCGGTCGCCGGGTTCTTCCGCAGGCCGTAGACGTTCCAGGCGAGCAGGGTGAGCCAGTCGCCGGCCGCGGTCTCGAGCAAGCCGCTCGCGGCGATCTTCGCGATCAACCGCGAGAGGTCAGCGAGCGGGTCGGCCTCTGAGGCGAGCAGGGACAGCGGGACGCTGCCGGGCTGCCATGCGGTCGTCGGCAGCACGGCCGGCGCGACCGAGAACGAGTAGGTATCGTCGGCAGCGAAGGTCCCCGAGTCGAGGGCGATCGAGATGCCCGAGGACCCGAGCGCGGCCGGCGCCGAGCTCTTGGCGAAGGTGGCCGGGCCGCCAGCTGTCCCGTCGATGGTCCACGACAGGCTGACCGAGTTGCCCCCGTCGCTCGCCACCGTCACCACGATGTCGTGCGCCGCGTTCGGCGCGCCGGAGATCGAGAGCTCACCCGCACCGGTTCCGTCATGGATCACGCGGCCGCGCCCGGCGAGGCGGTCGAGCATGACCTGGGTCGCCTGCTCTACCGTGAGCGGCGTCGTGAGCTCTGCGAGGGATGGCATTTGGGGGTTGGGCGGCGAAAACCTAGCTGGTCTGGAGCATGGAGATCGTGAGCTTGTCGACGGTCAACACGAGCGAGAACGACTCCCCGGTCACGAGGTTTGCGGCGATCTGCAGCGTCAGCGTCGAGGCCTCGAAGTCGAAGCTTGCGGCGACCACCACGCCCGCAAGGCGCTCTTCCTTGGCGAGCTCGGCGCGCACGAGGCGTTGCAGCGCCGCGACCGAGTCCGCGTCCATCGCCTCGTTGAGCCAGGCCTGCAGGTCGATCCCGTAGTTCGGCGAGCCGAGCAAGGAGCCCCGAGGTGTCCAGAGCCGCCGTGCGATTGCCTCGCAGACCACCCGCGTCCCGCTGATCGACGTGAACGTCCCGTCGAGGTCCGGAAAGGTCGAGATGTCGGAGCCGTAGTCTGTCACGTGACCGTACCCGTGACAGCCCCACCGGACACGGACGTTCCGACGACAACCGCGGCCGAGGTGACGTGGGCCACGACGGCGCTCGCAACCCCGTCGGCGAGCGCCTGCACCATGTCGAGCTGCTCGGGGCTCATGGGCGAACTCCACTTGAGCCGCACCTGGTCCGCGTTCCATGCGGCAACGATGAGCGCGGACAACGCGGTGGCATTCAGGGCCATGCCTACCCCTTCACCTTCAGGTTGCCGCCGATGATCGGCCATGGGCCGGCGGTGTCGATCCCCGCTCGAGCGAAGGGCATCGGCGTCGCCGGGTTGCCGTCGAACGTCAGCGAGATGATCGAGGCCGACTCCCAGACCGTCGCGATCGGGTGCGCGGGGTTGCCGGCCTCGAAGCCCACCAGGACGCGCGCGCCGGGCGCGACCAGCGCCGCCACGCCGGGGATCCCGTACCGGATCGGAATCTTGCTCATGCCGGGCAGCCGCGGATCCTCGGGCTTGAGCTCGAGCGAGCCGTCGCCGTTCTGCGCGACCACCGTCGCCGAATACTGCGCGAAGTAGTCCACATGCGCGGTCAGGAGCCGCACCATCGGCGGCAACGCGGCCGCGAAGTCGTCGCCCTGGACGCCGTCGGTCAGGAACCACGCCGAGGTGCGGACCCTGGCGCCGATCCGATGCTCGACCCGCGTCACCTGCCGGCCGGCGAGCGTCACGCCCGGGGTCAGCGACGGGACCTCGCTCGCGAGGTCCATCCGGCCCGCGGCCGGCTCGAGCTCCATCTCGATGTGGTCGAGTTGCACCACGGGCCAGGTCTCGACCCCGACCCAGACCGAGCCGTCGCGCAGCACGCGCCAGCTCGCGCCCAGGCACCGGCAGACCGCGCGCAGGCATTCGCCCAGGGACCCGCTCGCGCGCGTCCATTGCTTCAGCGAGGCGCCAATGGTGGCCGCGCTCGAGAGCGGGGAGAGCCGCTCGCCACAGGCCTGCAGCGCGTCTTGGAGGACGATCTGCGCCGTCGCGGCCGAGTAGAACTTCGCCGGCAGCTGCCTGGCGATCCCGCCACCGCCGCCGATGATGAACGCGAAGCAGGTGTCATGTGTCACACCGGCCTTGGACACGGTGCCGCACCACTCGACCGCCCCATCCGCCGCCGAGAGGACCACGGGGCCGCTCGGCGCCACCTGGCTGTCGATCGCCAGGCGCGCGCGCCAGGCGCCGGTCTGGGGCATCGACACCAGCGCATCGATCACGTCCGAGCGCGGAGACGAGCCAGGAGCGCTAAGGGTGGCGAACGCCATCAGTGCGCGTCACGCCAGGGCCCAGGCCCCGTGTGCGTCTCGGAGGGTGCCTCGGTCGGGCCCGGCGTCACGTGCGGAACGCTGGCGATCGACAGCGACGACTTCGGGGTGTTGGTCGCGTTCCCCGTCCCTGCAGGCGGCGGAGCGAATTCCAGGCACTCGATGTCCACCACCACAACCCCTTTCTCGTGCCTGCCAACCTCGGGGATCCCCACCCTGGTCACGTAGATCGAGCGCACGCCGATCCCGTTGATCGCGGGGTGCTCTACATCCACAGCCTGAAGCTTGCCCTTCGGCGTCGTCGGCTGCAGCAGGGGTCGGATCGCCTGAAACGCGATCCATTGCGCATCGGTCCACATGTGCAGCTTGATGTCGAACTTCCCGAGCTCGGCCCCATTGTCGGTGAACACCGCGCCGTGGTTACCCAGCGCCTTCTTGATGTCGATCTGGTGCGACACGCCCTTGCCGGTCACCTCGGCCCGCCCTGGCATCGTACGTCCGGCCAGCACCACCACGTCCCACGGGTCCAACCGATTTGCGTACGCGCCGGCGTCCGTCCCGGTCGAGGACGTGCCCGGCAATGCGTCGCCCGGAACGCCAGCGAGCGTCGCCTTGAGCGCGGAAACGGCAGCGTCGATCAGCGCCATCTATGGAGACACCCCGAGGGATGCGCCCTCGCCCCGGAGAGTTTCGCCCATCTTGTCCCAGATCTGCTTCTTCTGCTCGGCGGCTATTGCAGCGGCGGCCTCAGGCGTCGCACCGGGCGCGGTGATCGTCGAATGGATCGTGAGCACCGTGCCGGCGCCGATGCGGCCCACCGGGAGAGAGGGGGGCTCAACGACCGGCACCATCGCCTTGTAGCGCGCCTCGGCCTCGGCCTGGCCCTGCTCGCTGAGCTCTGACTTGCCCTTCAGCCATTGCGCCGCGGACACCATGCGACCGTACGGGGACGCCTTGGCAAGCCACTCGGCCACACCGATCAGCTTGCTTGACCCGGCGATCACTTTGTCGATGTGCGTGACCAGCTTGCCCAGCGTCGTCGCCGCCTTGCCGAATTCAACCCCCATCTCCCGGCCCGACGCGGTCAACTTGTCGATCTTCGCCTGGTCTAGCTGGCCCTTGAACCAATCCTTCGTGTCAATGCCTTCGAAGAGCCCTGCCGCGAACCCGGAGGTAAGCGCCGTGGCGCCTCGCACTCCGGCCACCAACATGTCGACGCTGGCCAAGATCTTGTTGATTGCGGCATCGGCTGCATAAGCCCCATTCGGTCCAGCGAGGTCGCCGAACAGGCCCACCGTGAGCGCGTTGAACACGCTCGCGATCTTGTCCTTGATCTTCTCGGAGCTCCTGTCGACCGCATCGAGCATTGTGATCAGGCCACCCTTGACAGCGGCGAACCCCTTGCTCTTGTCGAGGTTGACCATGAACTCGAACGGGCGCGAGGCCAGGGTCGACATGAGGCCGGGGATCGTCTGCGAGAACCTGTTCATCAGGTTCCCGAGCACGCCGCCCGAGAACTTCGTGCGGATCACGTCCAACGCGGCAACCATCGCGGTCTGCGCATCGACCTTGCCCGCGGTAATAGCCGCCTGCGCGCCGCCCTTGCCAAGGTGCAACATCGCCTCTAGTTTCGCGTTGAGATCCGGGCCCGGCAGACCCGCAGTCCTCAACATTTGCAGCGAGTGTCCGGTGAGTTTGTTGTCTGACTTGATCTTCCCGAACACGTACATCAGCTGTTGCATGATGTCGCGGCTCATGCCCTTGGCCGCGCCCAGGTCGCCGACCGCCTGCATGATCACGGCTACTTCGCTCTCCTTGAACCCGCCCGTGGTGAGGTCCTTCATCCACTCAAGCGTTTCCCTCGTCTCGAACGGCGTCACCGCGGCGAACTTGACGCCCCACTCCCACATGCGCTTGGCCTGGACCGCGGAACCGGTGAGCACCTCGAGCGAGATCATGCTCGTTTCCCTGTAGCTCGCCGCCTCGACCGCGGCCTTGCCGAAGGAATAGGCGATCTTCGCCGCGCCGCCTGCTGCGCCAGCGATCGCGGAGCCGATGCCGCCGACCGCGCCGAACACCGCGCCCGCCACGCCAAGCACCTGGTTGAAGGCGAACGCCATCTTGACGATCGAGCCGTGCTGCCGCTCGGATGCCGTCAGCGTGTCGCGCTGAATCTCGAGCCCCAAGCGCTGGAAGGTCAGCTTGTCCTTGTGGCCGCCCGCGTTCATCGCCGCTTCGGCCTTTGTGATGGCCTCGATCCGCTTCTGGAGCAGCGCAAGCTTCTTCTCGGCAGCTGACGCAGGACCGCTCGCCTTGTCGAGCATCGCGAAGATCCACTCGACCCCGCCGGCCATGCGACTCCTCCTTTCTACCTGCCGCGCGACAACCCCAGGATCAGCGCGTTCACGTTCGCGAAGAACTCCGCCTCAAGCAGGGCTCCGGTGAGCGCCAGCGCCGTCGTCTCCCCGCGACGGTAGGCCATCAACGCGCGAGCGCCGATCAACAGGTTCGCGCGCGACTCATCGCGGAGCCTCAGAGTTTTTTTAGCTCGGCCTCCTCGGCCATCCCCGCGACTTCCATCGCGCGCGCGCCGAAGATCTGCTGGAGGCCAGGGCGCGCCTCGAGCAGCTTGCGCACCTCCACGGCATCGGGATGAACCGCCGACGAGATCACGAGCCACTTCAGCGCTCGGGCCCCGGTCTTCTCTCGCAGGTCGATGAACGAGCCCCATTCGGAGTCGCTCGGCACGCGCAGCACCACCTGCTCGCCGCTCTTCGCGCTCACGAGGTGCACCTCCCCGTGCTTGGCCTTGAGGGCTTGGATGGTGGCTTCGTCGATGGGCTTGGGCTTGGCTTCGTCGATCGGCATGGCGTCCCCTGGCGGCCGTTGCGGCCGCGTCGACCTGTTGCTGGCTTAGAACACCGCGCCCAGCGGCGGGAGCTTCGAGGTGATCACGAACCCGTTGTTGACGATGAGCATGATCGACAGGTTCGCCTTGACGATCAGGCCGTCAGCGCCCTGCTGGTTGGAGTTGTCCAGGTCCTTGATCCTGCATCCCAGCAGCTTGTCGAAATGGACCGGGCCAGGCGCAATCGCCGGCTGCCCCACGTCGATCCGGTACGACGCGAGGATGTCGAAGGACACCTCCCCGAAGCCCGGCCCGAGCGAGATGATCAGCGAGTCCATCTCTTCCTTGAGGAGCTCCATGGACCCTTCGAACTTCGCGATCCCGCGGGTGCGCCCGATCGGCAAGGACCCGGCGCCGTACACGTCGGTCGGCTCGAGGCTCGGCTTGTAGTTGAGCGCCTTGATCCCGAGCGCGATGAACCCGCGAATCCGGGTTTCGACCTCTGCCCAGCTCGCCCGCACGCCATTGAAGCTCGGATACAAGAAGGCCATCGAACACCTCAGGTAGGAGTCAAGCTCGGGTTGTAGAGGCCGACGTCCGCGGTGATGAAGCGAGCGTAGCCAAACGGTACAACCCTGATCGTCGTCTGCAGCGTCTGGGTGCTCAGGATGTTGTTGTTGCGCGCCACCTTGACCACGACATCCGATGCGTTGCCCGCCGAAACGAGCCCAGCCTTCAACTGCGATTCCACGTCCGCCTCGATCGCGACCGCTTCCAGCTCGACGATGAACCCGGTGGTCGCGTCGACGCGGATCGAATCGTTGAGGTAGCGCAACAAGGCCAGCCGGGTGATCCGGCACGCCTTGTCGATCACGAAGCCGTTCTGGATCAGCTGATAGTCGGAGCCAGGCACGGCCATGGTACGGCCACCGGTGATGTACGCACCCGGCTTGCTGATGAAGGTTCGCAGCGTGGTGAACCGTTGGGAGTCGAGCCCCGGCGTCGCGCGCTCGTCGCGATAGAGCTTGCCGACGCCCGGGAGGGGGCCGCTCGCGAAGCGCCCGAGATCCTCATGCACCGGAGCCTTCGCGGCGCGCGCAGCGACAGGCCACGCCGCGGGGCGCTTGTAGGTGCGTCCGGACAGGCCCGAGGTGAGATCCTCGGTCCCCGCCGCCACGAAGACGCGCGTCGACGCGAAGGCCGCGAAGCCGGTGATCAGGTTCGCGTCGGTATCCTCGGGGCACTCGATCAGCGAGCGCACGTAGCGATAGTTCGCAGCCGCCGAGACCATCGCCACGTCCACCGCTGCTGCGATCCCCGCTGCCGCGGCCACCGTCGCCGGGAGACCGACGACGTGCAGGAAGCGCCATTCCCGAGCGTCCGCGAGCAGCGCCGTCAAGGCCGTGGTCAGCGCGGTGGAGTCGTACATCGGCGCCGTGGTCGAGAAGCTGTACGTCTCCCCCGCGACGTAGGTGCCCGCCGGGAAGGTCAGCACCAGGTTGCTGTCGGGCACGGCGTAGGTGCCGCCGCTGGGAATCATGATCGGCGGCGAGGATCCTGAGACGCCGAGCGAATACTGGAAGGTGGCGACCCCGAGCGCGCCGCCCGCGAGGATCGTCACCACCGCCTGGTAGGAATCGTAGGCGGCGCCGGCCACGGTCATCGTGGGCCCTGTCCCGACGTGGGTCACCGCGCCGGCCGCGCCGGGGGTGACGATCGCCGCGGGCATGCAGTAGACCGGGCCACCGGAGATCGCCAGCTGGTGCGCCGCGGCCTCGACCAGGGGGCCAACTCCGAGGCTCGCCTTGAGGGTCGTCACATCGCCAGCGGAGTAGAGGATGTTCGGGGTCCCGAGGCTACTGATCCCGATCTTCGCCGAGATGCCATCGATCGTCTCGGGCACGATTCCGAGCGCATTGTCGGTTACCGTCAGCGTGATTTCGGGGAGGGCCATCGGCGGTTGCTCCTACTGGCAAAAAAGGCCCCGCACGCCGTCGGCCCGCCGGGATGCCGAGGGGACGGACGGCCCGGTGGGGCGTCGGAATGCGGGGCCAACGGGGTGCTAGGCGAGCGGGATATGTGCGGCCGCGTACAGCGCCGCCGCGAAGCCCTCTTCGGTCATCTCGAAGCCGACCGGCCAGCGGCACATGGCGCGCGCGGCCGCGTATTGCCAGGGCTCGGCGGCCTTCAGCAGAGCCCATTCCTCGACCGTCCGGCGCGGGGCCGGCTCGTGCTTGGAGTTCTCATCCATCACGGCACCTGAAAGTTGATTGTCTCGCCCGACTCGCTTTCGGAGAGCGCTCCGGTGATGTGCGTCAGATTCGCAATCGCTTGCGGCCGGTCGGTCACGGTCATGGTGAAGCTCACCATCAATTCGAGCTGCACGCCCGAGGTCTGCAGCTCGCCCTCGTTGTGCCAGGTCGCCCCGGTCGGCTTGAACCGAAGCGAGCTCGCGGCAATCCCGGCGTGCATCACTCGATGCATCGCGGCGACCGCGTCGAGCTCCATCTGCCGCGCGGCGTCGATCGTGTCAGCCCAGAGGTGCAGGGAGTAGTTCGCGACCATGTCCCACAGCGGACGCGGCGTGCCTCCCGCCAAGCGCGCCGGGCTGAATTCATCGGTGGTCGGGAGCCAAACGATCCGCGGCGGCGCATCGTTCTCGGCGAGGTGCTTCTCGCCGATCAGCGTCGCCAGCGCTTGCGCGCGCCCGATGTTCATGTCCGCCATCACGGCGGCGATGACGTCGGAGATCAGCATTGCGCGCGTCGCTCAGTGGCTGCGCCCGCCGCCCGCCCCACCCTTGGTCTTGATCCGGGTCTGGGTCTTCAGTCCCTTGTTGATCGTGACCGTCCTCCCTTTCCCCTTCTTCCCCGTCTTCTTCGCCGCTTTCTTCGCCATGTCATCCTCCTGTTCACATCACCTTGTCCGCTGCCGCCCGAAACGCCCGTGCCCAATCCGCCGGCATCTGCCCGCTTTTCGGCACAAATGGCCGGCCCGGGACACGCCACCGGGTGCGCTGCTGCCACTTCGAAGGCATTCGGAGCCGCGCGCCACCTGCGCGCCGCAGGTAGGCGTGATAGGTCCGGCCGTAGATCTGCGAGCCACCATAGAGGCGCCCCGTCTTCGGGTTCGCCACGCGGTCGATGATCGCGAAGCCGCCGGGCCGCCCCTGCGTCTGAATCGCCGCTCGAAGCGCACCGCTGCGCACCAGCGACGGCACGACCCCACCGGCTCCCGGCCTCCACCTGGTGCCGCTCGGCGCCTGGCGGAACGCGAAGGCCTTCTGGGCCAGCGCCAGCGCGCGCGCGGTCATGGCCTTGAGCATTGCGGCTCGCGCGCGGCCCTCCGCTACATCTTGCAGGCGCTTGATCGCGCCCGCGAGCACGTCCATGCCGGTCGCGGCGGGCAACTCACCACCCGCGCATCGGGTTGCTGAAGATGCGGGACCCGCCAAGGGTCACCGGCGAGGAATCCGTGACGGCCGGCATACAGTGCCCGTGGCTGATATCTCGGAGCCAGTCGAGCGCGTGATCCCTGCGCTGCATCAGGACCATGTTGTGCCCGGCCTCGGGATTGAACCCGACTTGCGTCGACATGAGCTCGAAGGCGGCGATGGCGCACACGGCCTGAGTGAGGTCGACCCCCCAAGACACCAGGGGCATCCGAAACCGCGACCCCAGGTAGCTGTCAGCCAGGGCAGAGGCTCCTGCGATTGCGGCCAGCTTGTCGGCCGGCAGCACGGTCGCAGGCAACGCGGCCTGCCGAATCCCGTGCTGGTCGAAGTCGTCTGCGGTCGCGTACGCGGCCATCAGTGGCGCCCGACGTCCGAGCGGGTGATCCTCGAGCGCGTCCTGCCTTCCTCTTCCTTCTGGCGCTTCACCCGCTCGTAGGCCGCTTCATCGGCCGCCTGCACCGACTGCCGAGCATTGAGGTCGGCCAGGTACTCGGCCCCGCTGACTGCCTTCTCGGGCTTCATATCCTTGGACCTCGACAGGACGACGATCCGAGCATCGGGGGTGCGCTTCCTGCGCTGTTGCGGCGGCAGCTCTTGCTCGCGCTCCCAGCCTGGCTCCCCGTCAAGCTCCGCGAGTTGCGCGTCGGTGAGGTCGTAGAAGATCGGCACGCCCGCGGGCCAGTAGCATCCCGCGCGGTAGTGCGATTCGGTCGACATCGCGGTGACCGTGGTCACGCGCAGCGGGGTCGCCGCTTTCGCATCCGGCGGTGCCGGCTCGACGACCGCGAATCGCTCCGCGTTCGTTTGGGCGAAGGCGCGGATCTCCTCGAGCTGGTCCGGGGTCACCTCGGCGACCGAGATCGCCCCCCGGCCCTCGAACGCGAACCCGGCGATGTGATGCCCGATGTGGGCCATCGAGCGCACCGCGACCTTGCTGGTGGTCTTCCCCGGCTGGGACTGCTGACGAGGCTCCATGGCCCGCTTCCTTTCGTCGTCGATCGGCATTGGCGTCGTCCCCTGGGCGGCCATCAGGTCGCCATCACCTTCGCGGCGAGGAACCACTGCGCGTACCCGGCGTTGCCGCGGGCGCGGGTGCCCCAGAGGTACTCGTCGTGCGTGAAGACGTGGTAGTCGTCCGGGCTCGTGAGCACGGTGAATTCAGGCGCATCGCGGATCTGCCAGATGAGCGGCTTCGTCGCCCGCGTCGTACAGAGCAGGTAGTAGCTCGTCGGGTCGCCCGAGAGGTAGGGCAGCACGATCGGCTGCAGCATGCCCCGCATGTAGTTCGTCTGCTGAGCCGCGCCGTGCGCGCCGCCGGCGAGCGCGATGTCGCTGCCGATGAACTCCGAGTTGAAGATCTGCCGCGAGGGGATAGCCAGCTGCGGCGGGACGACCACCGAGTCCGGGATCAGGTTCATCGGGACACCATCGGGGCCGACCCACGCCGTCATCGCCGCATACGCCGCCGCGAGGCTGGGCAGGCTCAGCGGCAGCGCGCCTGGCTGGTTCCCCGAGGCGGCCCCGGTGAACAGGTTCGGCTGCGTCGTGTAGGCGGTGCCGGGCACCGCCTGGGCGGTGTTGTCGGGGTTCACAGGGTGCGCGGCGTCGAAGAAGTTCTGGCCGTCGAATCCAGGCGCCGCGTTGCCGGCCTGCAGCGCCGTCGCGATCAGGACATCCGGCCACACCTTCGCGGCGCGCGCCACCTCGGGCACCAGCGCGTCGTACGCCCCCAGCTTGTTGTCGTCGATCTCGGTGCGCTTGATCCCGACCGTGAGCTCGAAGATGTCGTTCTCGATCCGCTGGAGCCGGACCGCGGGATTCGTCACGACCCGCTCGCCGCGCCATGCGCGCATTTGCGGCAGGCGGTCCAGCCAGATGTAGTCCTCTTCCCGGGTGCCCGATGTCTTCTCGGTGGCGATGGCCGGCCAATAGACCGGCGTATCGGCAAGGTTCTGCCGGAACATCGTGTTCCACTGGAGGGTTGCCGCCGCCCATCTCTGAAGCGTCCCGCTGGGGCTCAACACTGGCATGGCTTCTCCGTTACCCTCCGCGGGAGGGCTTCAGGTTTGCTGCGTTTTTTCTCTTGCTGCGGAAGTGGCTTAGTGCACGGCGGCGACGTACACCCAGACGCCGTCGCTATCGACCCCGGCGCAGATGCCGGCCGCCTTGCGCGCGCCTGTGTCGCTCGTCAGCGCAACCGTCTGATCGTCGACGGCGTACACCGTGGCGAAGATGTTCGCCTGGGCGATTAGATCGCCACTGGCGGAATTGCCGAACTTGAAGACGCCTTGCTTGACGCGCACCTGGAGCGCGGCGACCGCGTGCCCCGTCCCGGTGTTGTCGTACTCGTCTTCGGCGCGGCCAACGACCGTCGTCGTTCCGCTCGCTCCGGCTGGAATGGCATGCCCGGCCGCGTTGACCGCGACCATGGACATGGAGAAGATGTGGACATTGTCGGCGATTGGGATCGAAAGCACCCTCTCGTCGGCCCACGCCAGCGTGTTTCGGTTCTTCGTCAGAGCGGTCATCGCTTTAGCTCCTCGCGGCCGCGGCCTTGCGGCGCTTGTATTCCTCGTCGAACAGCTTGCCGGTCGGGTCGCTCTTCATGAGCGCGACCATTGTCGTATCGAGGCCGCGCGCCTCGGCCGCCTGGCGCTCGAGATCGGTGAGTTGCGCCACCGCCGAAGCCCCGGGCGCGTCCTCCGTCTTGCCTGGCAAGGTCTCAACCGTGACGACGGCCTTGGGCAGGCACTCGAGGAACGCGCGCAGCGAGACGGGGTCCTTGGCGAAGGCCGGCGCCTCCGGCTTCTCGAGCTCGGCCCGCTTCGCCGGCGCGAGGCGCCCGTCCTTGGTCGCCTCCTCGAAGAGGGCCTTGATGTCGGCGGCCTTTCTCTCGGTGGCGATCGTGGCGAGCTGCGCGTCACGCTTCGCGAGCTCGACAGCGAGCTCGTCCGCCTTCGCGGCCCTCTCCTTGAGCCCCGCGACCACCGCCAGCGCTTCGGCCGTCGTGGGCTTCCCCGTCGCGGCGAGGAACTCCGAGGTCACGCCCTTGCCGGCCTCCACCTGGGCCGTCAGTGCCGCGAGCTTGTCGTTGATCGCCTTCAAATCCTCGGCTCCCATGTCCTTCTCCTTTGCGTGCGCGAGCTGCGCGACCGCCTGCTCTGTTGCCCGTTCTGTCGCGCGCGGCAGCCCCAACAGATCCATCGCCGCCACGGGTGGGTGCTGGAACTGCGCGACCGCCTGAGCGAATGTCGAGGCCGCGGACATCCCGGGCTCGCCTTCTTCGCCTTCCTCGTCGTCGTCTTCTTTGGCCGGCCCTTCCTTCACCCTGTCGGCGAAGCCCTTGGCCACGGCGTCATGCGCGTTGAGCCAGGTCTCGTCCTTCATGATCTGCTCGACGTCGGACTTGGCGAGCCCCGTACGCTTGGCGTAGGTGTCGACCATCACGCCGCCGATCGCCTCCAAGCGCTCGGCCATCTTTCGCATGTCGGTCGCTTGCCCGATCGCCACGCCTCGAGGGGCGTGGACCATCATCATTCCCACCGGGCTGATCTCGATTTGGTCGCCGGCCATGGCGATCAGCGACGCGGCTGACGCGCACAGGCCGTCCACGTGAATGCGCTTCTCGCCAGTGGGCCACGCGGCAATCGCCGAGTGGATCGCCATGCCCTCGAAGACCTCGCCGCCGGGGGAGTTCATGTGCACGTCGAGGTGCTGGGCGCCTTCATCCTTCAGCGCCTCGAGCTTCGCGACGACATCCTTCGCCCGGATGCCGTCCCAGCCACCGACCGCGTCGTAGATGTGCAGCACACCGCGCCGCTGGCCGTCCTTCAGCTCGACACGAGCGGAGAAGCGGCGCTGCTTGCTACGCGTCATTCTCGCCCTCGCTCTCTGCCGGTCGAGGCTTCGGCGCCGGCGGTCTGCCTTGTGGCGGCGGCTCCTCATTCGCGGCCCCTGCCGCCACGGGTGGCGCTCCCGGCGCCATGGGCTCTGGCTCGATGAGCGGATCGCCGTCGACGAGCGGGATGCGGAACGCCTTGGCGAACTGCTCTCGGTCGACGTTCAGCCCGCCGCTGCGCAGCGTCTTCAGCGCATTCCCCGCGTCGAGGAAGGTCTTCGCCGTTGCCGCGCGATCTTCCGGCGGCCTCGTCGACCAGGTCGCGCTCGGGGCGAGGAGCGCGTCGCCGTAGTTGTAGACCGCCCACGGCGTGACCACCTGATTGGTGAAGCACGCGCCGATGCTCGTCGCATCGCCCTCGGTGCGCTCACTTCTGATGCGGTCATGCACGTCCCCGAGCGCGTACGAGCCGCCCGCCTTCGCGGAGGTCGTGAGGTTCTGCCCGAGCACCCGGACCGCCAGGTTCTCGTCGACCTTCTCGAGGAACTTCTGGAAGCCCTGCCAACTCTGACTTGCGGCCTCGATGAGCCGGACGTCGAACCCGTGCCCGGTCTGGTCCTGCTCGGCGCGTACCACCGCCTCGCCGCCGAGGAACAGGAGGTCGTTGATGAAGGACCGCTTGACCGGGTCCTCAACGCCTTCGGCGGGCACGATCCCGAGCCTGATCGGCATGCCGTGGATTTCGCACCACCGGGCCCAGTCGCGCGCCGTCCAGCGCCGCGTCAGGTATTGCAGCGCGAAGGGACGTGCGAGCCCGAACATCCAACTCCGGGCGTAGCCGTGAGGCGCGTAGACCACCCAGTGGCCATCGCCCGGGTGCACCTCCACGTTGCCGTCCATCGTGATGAGCCAGAAGCTTCTGGTGTCCCAGCGCCAGTAGCAATACCGAAGATCCCAGGTCTTCAGGCTCGGCGACCACTGACCCTCGGAGGTATCCCAGATCAACTCGGAGATGCCGAACCCGAGATTGAGCCCCCACTCGTGGAGCTTCTTCGTCTCGGCGGCTGGGAACCAGGTCGACCACGCGCCCTCGACCTCTTCCGCTACCCTCTGCGCCTTCTTCTTCTTGCCCGTGCGCTTCGAGGCGGTGACCTCGACCGGCAGGGAGGCCAGCGCTTCGATCCGCGTCTCGAGCAGCGCGCCGATGCGGTCGTCGCCGCGGAATTCGTCGCACAGCCGCGCGGCCGGCTCGAAATGCCCGGCCGACATCGAATAGAGCGCGCTCTTCACCGCCGCGACGTCATCGAATCCGTCGACCCCGCCGATGATCGGCAGGTCGCGGTAATGCACGCGCTCGGGCGCGGCACCGAGCTTCGGCTTGTCCCACAGGTAATCGTGCTCGAAGGGCTCGAACGGCTCGAGCCGCGGAGTCAGGGCCAGCGCGCTCGAGATCGGCGGGGCTGCGAACAGCCCGCGAATTCTGCCAAGGAGGCTCGGTTGCACGGTGGCGCGGCGCCGCTGCAGCGCCTAATAGATCGCAGCAGCCGCTGCCGCGCATGACCGCGCGTGACCCCTGAGCACCGCGGACGTCGTCAATGGCCGCCGGGTTGCCCACCGGACCGCGCCGCTTCGGCATGGAGCAACAGCAATCTGGCGATCTCTTCGGCTTTGTCTGGCGTCGCCGTCATGTTGACGCGCACGGCCTCGGCGCCGAGGCTCATTTCAGCTCGAAGCAGGACCGCGCGGCCACTCCGGTTCACCGTGATGGTCCACTCGCACGCACTCGAACAGGCCTTGAAGTCTCCGAACACCATGGTCACCAGTCCCGCTTTGACCGGCTTCGCACCCGGAGCTCTTCGTAGAAATGGGGCATGCACTCCTCGAGCGCGCCCCGCTCAACGACGAACTTCCGTCCCACTCTCAGAACCGGTACGCCGCCCGCCGTCAACAGCCGGCGAGTCGTCCGGGTGCCGCCGAACCCGACTGCGCGAGTAATCTCGCCGACGCTGAGCACCGGCCGCCTCGGTCCTTGCGGCACATCCTCGTCCTCGAACACGCGCGTCAACCTTTCCGTCCCCTGGTGGCCCTACGCCCTGCGCCCCGGGCCGCGCCCCGCGGCCGACTCGTGCGTGAAGTTCGTGCGGTTCAGGAATTCGCTCACGACGTACGTCAAGGCATCCATTCTGTCCGGGCTCCACTTGACGTCATCGGTCCACTGGCAGCATTCGTCCTCGAGCTTCGTGAGCCCCGGCGAGTGGAAGACCATGTGCTTGCTGTAGAGCGCAGCCACGCTCTCAGTCCACGCGCGCTTGCCCTTGTTGCCGCCCTTCTTGAGCACGCGCACCCGCGGGTCGACGAGCTTCATGAGCGACTCGACCATGGCGCCGCTGCGGCCGACGTCCGCCACCATGAACGACGCCTCGTGCTTCCAGTACAGATCCACCGCGGCTCTCGCGGCCACGTCCGGGGTGTCGTTGACGGTCACGTCCTCGAGCACCTGGACGACGCCGTCGTCCCGAATCCCAGCGGCGACGATCCCCCAGCTGTCCGCCTGCTCGCCGGAGGTCTCCGCCGGGTCGACGCCGATTCCGACCCGCCGGAACCGCGCATCCTTCGTCGCCGCTGGGCACCACGCGGGCTCGAACCACTCACGCCTGAAGAGCGCGCCCGGCTGCTCTTCGAGGATCTCACCCCAGATTTCCTGCCGGCCGAACCCGGTCCCCTCGTACTCCTGTAAGTTCGCGTCGAGCCAGCTCTTCGCGACGTTCGCCCGGTTCTCGTAGCTCGACCCGACCGACACGGCAGAGAGCGGATCTCGCGTCAGGCGGATGAGGAGCTTCAGCGGCCGCGGGGTCGTCGCGACCATGGTTTGAGGATGCACGCCGCTGCGCATCGTCATCTGCAGCTGGCGCCACACCTCATCGGAGTAGGGCATCGCCGCGAGCTCGTCAACCGCGGCAAAATGGTTGTTCGGGCCGCGCAGGTTGTCCGGCTCTTCCCCGCTGAAGAGCTTGACCCTGGAGCCGTTCGGGAACATGAGCTGCCGCTTGTTCACTTGCACCGCCGGGTAGAACCACGGCGGCGCGTGCGCGAGCAAGCCTGACTCGCCGTCCACAGCCTCGCCCCAGAGCGCCGCCGTCGTTCTCGCGACCAGCGCGATCCGACAGCCCGGGAAGCGCTGCGCGCGGTCGATCATGAACTGCGTCAGGCGCCGGCTCTTTCCGGACCCGCGGCCGGCGCAACAGATCCAGTAGATCCAATCGCCCGGAGGCTCGCCCTGCCCGCTCCAAAGCCCGAAGCCTGGCTCCTTCTTCGGCGGCCGCGGCGGCGGAAGCCGCACCGCGGGACGCTCCCAGGCCGGCCAGTAGTAGCGCAACGCGAGCCGCTCCTTCGGCGTCAGCACATCGTGGAAGGCGCGCGGTCCCATCGCGAGCGTCAGGCGCTCGATCTGGGACATCTGCCCAGCGTCGAGGCGCGGAGTTGCGGCGACGGCCGCGTCCTGGTTCATCCCGGCGCGCTCTCGCTCGCAGCAATGCCTGCGAGGCCTGCATCGTCGATTCCGAGCAGCCTCCAGACCGCGGCGCCATCGACGTAGCGGGAGCTCGGGTCCACCCCGCACTTCGTCACGAAGCGCGTCTGCTCAGCTCGATCCTTGAAGACCACGACCGCGTAGCATTCCGTATCGACTTCGTCGGCACTTTCGCGGGCGGCCTTCTTGGCTTCCTTGATGGCCGCCATCTGGGCGGCCTTCTTGGCCGCCTGCTCGGCGTCCTTCTTCGCCTGCTCGGCCGCGCGCTCTTCGGCGCCCACGCTTGCGATGTCGTCGAGCTCGGCGAGCGTCTCAAGGACGGCGGCGGGCTGCGCCTTCTCGGCGAAGAGCGGCGCCAGGCGATCGTCATTGAAGAGAACGCTCAGATCCACCGCGTCGAACCCGGTATCGGATAGCGCGTCCTTGTCGATGTCGCGAAGCAGAGCCTCGAGCAGCTCTGTATCCCACGCGCCCATCGCTGCCCCGTTGTTCATGAAGACGTTCTGCGTGCGCTCCTCCAGGTCGCTCAGGTCGACCATGGCCACGTCGAGGTCGTAGTCCCCGCGCCCCTCGATCACGTCGATCGCCGCGAGCCGCTGGTGCCCGCTCACGATGTTCCCCGTGCGCCGATTCACGACGATCGGCTCGAGAAGCCCTACCGACCTCAGGTTCTTCTCAAGCTTCTTCCTCGCGTGGAGGTCGATCGTCCGCGGGTTGTACGGAGCCCCGTGAACGTCTTCCCGCCGCACCCGCGAGATCGCGAACTTCTGCGTTCGCGTGAGTTTCCTCGGACCCGGCTGCTTCGGCTGCTTTGTCGGCGTTGAAGAGTTGTGCTCCTGCAAAGGGGAAGATAGCGAGGACTTTGGCATAGTCACCGGGGGACCTCTTTCTAAGGGCTGTGAGCATCTTCGGCCGCAGATCAAATCCTTGACTGCGCGCACCTGGAATCAACGACACCGGAATCGGAATACCACGCGCGCGCAGGTACGAATGCACGTCCTTGGGCGCCCAATCCCAGATCGGATAGACCCTTCGCCCCGGCTCATCGTACCCCGAGCAGACGTGAAGCATGCCGCGCCGATGCAGGCTGTCGGTCATCCGGTGGCCAGCCGCGATCCAACCGATGCCCGTGCGGACGCGCAGCGCATGCTCGATCTCCACCTGCGACAGGTTCGGCACCTTGCGCGTCAGGTGCACCCGGCACTCGCCGACGCGCAGCTCGTAGGCCAGCTGCGGGTGCGGCACCATGTGCACCGTCACCTTGTGCCGGGCAGCCGCGACACGCACGGGCTTCTCGAAGAACTCCAGGCCCTTCACCAGGTAGAGGTAGAAAGCCTCGACCCGCTTGAAGAGCCCCGGGCGCATGCAGAGGTCCAAGACCACCAGGCTGTCCTTGCCGCCCGAGAGCGCGACCAGCACGCTGTCCGAATTCTCCGCCAGCCGGTGAAGCATGCCCGTCGCGCTCGCAACCAAGGATCCCATGGTGCCTCTATTGGGCCTTCAGATTCTTCTCGATTCGTCCGAGCGTCAGAAGCAGCTCATCGTCCGTCGCGGGGGGCTCCACCGCATCGCGCTTCTCGTACTGCTTCGCCTTCCCGCGCAGGTGGTCGATCAGGATCTCCGCGCAACGCCGGCGCTCGGCCTCGCTCTTCGCCTGAACCATCTGCTGGACGATCAGCCTGAACGCCGCGGGCATCGCGCGCAAGGCGAGGTCGTCCACCATGCGCTCAGCCTCCTCGGGCGACTGAGGCACGCCACGCTTCCGGTCGGCTTGAACCTGAGGGTCGGGGGGCGGCTCGGGCTCTGGCTCCGCGGGCTCCTCGGAGCTCTCAGGCGCAGGCGCAGGCATGGGCGCGGCCAGGCGCAGGTGCGCGAGCAGCGGCCCGGCCTTCGAGGGGATGTGCTTCGGCGGCCGCTCGGCCCCTTCGAGCGCCCTGGCTGTGATCACGCCACCGGTGAAGGCCTCGAGCGCGCGCCGGTGCGTGGCCGAGAGGTAGGCGCTGCCGCGGAAGAGACGCGAAACCTGGGTCTGCAGCAAGCCGAGCGCCTCCAATTCGGCTTGGCGATGGCCATTCGCGTCAAGCCATTGGCCAAGCGCGCGAACCGCATCGGCCGGTGGAATCTTCTCGCCATCAAGATGCTTGGTGCGCAAATCGGGCCTCAATATCGAGCCTCGGATCGGCCTCTAACCGGACCTCTCAGCCGTCCTTCGGACCTTCAGGAGCCAGCGCGAGAATCCTATAACAGCGCGAATCCTGTAAGGAAACTCATAATGACTTCAGTATGCATTGCGCCAGAGTAAGAATGACTCGGATTCCTCCTTCCGCGCGCACACAAGGCTGCGCACGTTTATTGCAGGCCACCCTCCAATTGTTTTCCACACCTTGTCCGACATGTAATACCGGCGTGTAATACCGCAAACAGATGCAAGGCATTCATCGCGCCGACCTCCAACCGACAGCACTGCTACGGCTACCACGGCAAGCAACGAAACGCGAAAGCGCCGAGTCCAGCGTCGACTCGGCATCGCGCAGCAAGACGCGCAGCGCGACCGCGGCCCTGCCGTCCTTCGCGGCGGCGCGAATCACCAGGCGCGCGAGCCATTCCTCAAGAGGTCGCGACGTGCCGGAGTCGAGCCAGGCGCGGCGCGTCGAGAGCAGCACGGGGATGACGCCCGTCGCATGTCCAAGGCCGGCAAGCTCGCGCTCGTCTCGTCCGAAGGCCGAGAAGAGCAAGCGCGCGTCAGCAGGTCGCATCGCTTCGAGCGTACGCCTGATCAGGCGCGCTCGCGTTGCCGCATCCAGGCGACGCTCGTCGACTTCGAGCGTGGCAGCGCCTCCAGTGACGCGGCCGGTCTCAAGGCGAGCGCGCATCGGCTCGAAGTTCGAGCGGGCCCCCATGGCGCCTGCCGCCTCGGTCCAATACCACCGGAGCTCTTCGGCGGCGCGACGCGTGGCGTTGTTCATTTGCCCTCGGGCCTCGGGGCCGGCAAAACCGGCCTCGCCGGAAAGCGCGCGACCTCGGCGCGGGCAAGGCGCCATGCGCGCTGCATGAGCCAACAAATCGAGCGGTCCTGCCGAACCGCCTCGCCGGCGATTTCGTTCGCCATGTCCGAGGGCAGGTAGAGCGTCTGCCGGCGTTTGCCAGGCGGTGCCACAGGAGCCGCGATCATCGTTCGACCTCCGGGCACGCTTCCACGCACCGCGGGCATCGCGGCGAATGCCTCGTGCATCGAGGCCTCGACGGCTGGCACCGCTCGCGGTCATCGGCAGCGCGCAGCGCCTCCCGCGACTCGAGCATCTCGTCGAAGAGCTTCGCCGCCGTGTGCTCGTCCGCCGCCGCCCAGGCGTCGTAGGCGCGCCGGAAATCCTCGAGCTGTCGCAGCCGGTCCTCGGCATGCCGCGCCAAACGCTCGCAGCGGGCCGCTGAGGCCTCGGCGGCATCGGGCGCGGCCTCGGCGGCGGCAGCGCGCGCCTCGGCGGCGGCAGCGCGCGCCTCGGCGGCGGCAGCGCGCGCCTCGGCGCCCTGGAGGGCGATCCTCGCCTCGTCGCGCTGGCTCTCGTGCCGCATGGACGCCTCGGCGGCCTCGCGCTGGGCGGCCTTCCAGCGCTCGACCTCGGCGCGGAGGCTGACGTTCTCGGCGTGAGCCAGCCGCACCTCGAAACTTTCCTTGGGCACCCAGTCAGGGGGTTTGTGCGCCTCACACCAGGCGGAGCGAGGCCTCGCGATGGCGGCGCAGCCAGCCATCATGCAGGGCTCCTCGGCGTCGCGAGCGGCCTCAGCGGCTTCAGCCCTGGCCTCGGCGTCGGCCGCGCGCTTTGCGGCGCCCTGCTCGAGCAGGAGCACCACGGTCGAGCCCTCGCCGGCGGTCAAGGCGGCCACGAGGTGCCAGGCGGAGGGGATCGCGTCGAGCTCGGCCTGGAGCGCGCCGAACTCGACCTCGCGGGCGGCGTACCGGCTCGTAGGGCCCGGCTCGGCTCCGAAGCTGACGGGTCTGCCGGGGAGCTGGGGGGCGACGGGGATCATGGGGTCTTCCTCCTGAGCGAGAAGAGCGTCGGGCCGAAACGGATCGGGTTGGGGTCGCACAGCCCGAGCTCGGTGCAGGACCGGCGCACGAGGTCCCAATCCTCAGCGCCGCCGCGAAGTAGGCGGCCGAGTACGAGCCGGGTTGCGAGCCCGAAGGCGTTGCCGCTGGCG